TATAAAAAAACTGTTATGCCAATAATAAAAGAGATACAAGCATCAGGTGTTAAATCTTTACAAGGTATTGCTGATGCTTTATCAGATAGAGAAATCAAAACTAGGTATGGCAAAGATATTTGGCATCCATCACAAGTTAAGAATTTATTAGAGCGATGAAAAAGAAATTAAAATTGCTGCTGAATAATTCACACGACAGCATCTATGTTGATTTTGCTGATTTTAGATGCGTTTACAAAGAGCATGGCATCACTTGTGTTTATCTAGTTGGTAGAGAAGAACCGATTGAATGTCGTGATTCTGTAGATGAAATATCAGAGCAAGTACATCGATATTATGGGCAAAGCTAAAAGAACCTTTAGTTCTGCGGTAAGGCAACCATATCAGGATGCCATAGGTATCATTTTGAAGGTCATAGACTATCACAACGAACAAGCTAGAAAAGATTTTGCCAATGCACAATTTCATAGCAAACAAGCTACTGCCCTAAAATTATGGATGATTGATATGAAAGAATTTATCATTAAGCATGAAAAGAAAGAATCCCTATCAGTACAAACAGCCGAAGAAGAAACAGGGAGAGAAGCAGTTTTATCAAGCATTGGTAAAGATGTATAAAAAGGAAAGCAAAACAAAAATAAACTATGCTGGTAAATTAACCGAAGAAACATTAGACAGAATTAGAAAAGATTTAAAAAGGAGAAATAAATTATGAAAACACAAAAGATTGACCATACACCTGAAGCTATAGGTAAATTGACACCTGATTATGAAATCAGCTGTAGTTTATTAGAACCATTGATTACAGGACAAAATCCTTACACAACAAAGAATCAAGTATTGGAAAATTGTCGCAAAGCACTGAAAGGTGAAGATATCAGAATACCAACTAATAACTATATGGAAGTAGGCAATCATTTAGAAAAGCCTGTGGCAGAACTAGCAGCAAAAAGAATGGGTTTGTTAGATATAGAACTTGTCATTGATGAGCCTGTAAGACACAAGAACGTGACCTTAAATGGTTCAATAGATTGTATTGGCGTTGCTGATAATTTATTTATAACTCAAGATGTAGACAAAGGTTTTTATTGTCCTGAACTTGAAGATGGCGAAGGCATTAAGCTGAACGGCAATGGAGTTATTGAAATCAAAGTAACCAATCGCCCTCTAAGCGAAAGCCTACCGCCATATTTAGGCGTTATACAAGTTAAGGGTCTTATGGCTATTACCGAATATTCTTGGGCAGCAATTGCAGTTTTAAATGGCAGTGATCTTAGAATATATTTTTATCAACGTGATGAACAATGGGAGAAAGATGTCTTAGAGCCAACAGTGATTGATTTTAATAAACGTGTTGCTAATTTAGATTGGTATGACCCTTTTGATACAAAGGAAGCTAGTCACATAACACCACAAGACAATGGTGAATCTACTGAACTGACAAAGCAAGATCAAGTACAAATAGATAACATTGTGGCTTGGGAAGCACAAATAAAGAACCTAAAGGACAATATCGAAGAAGCTAAGAAAAGCATTATGATGTCTATGAAAGAAGCCAAAGAAGGCTATTCTGAAAGCCATAAGGTCGTGTGGCAGACTGTTAATTACAAAGCACAACCTGAGAAGGTAGTACCTGCAAAAGAAGCCTATACTTCAAGAAGATTTAGTATCAAAGAATTACCAAAAAAAGATTAAGTTTTTGTTGCAATAGTTGTAAAAATCATTAACATAATAGTTGTAGTTATTAACAAAGGAGAAAATCATGGCAAAAGTACAAAAGCGATATTTTTTAGATACAGGTAAAGATAACATTATGTGGTGTCTTTATTTTGTAGATGAACTATGGGGAACACAAGGCGGTTATACAGGCGTTATAGGAGAAAAAACCATTTATTGCAGAAATCTATCAACTGATTATGATGTTGCTGTAGCAAAAGCAAAAGAATGGATTGGAGATTCTCCTTATCCGCTTTATGCAAATTCCGATAAAAAAACAAATGATTGGGGAACAGGTGGTGGTAATTGGTATGAATCTATAAGCGAAGAAAAAAGGCTTGAAAGAAATAGAATAAATAAAATACAAAATGCAATATCTACAACAATCAATGAAACTTGGGATTCTATAAGACAAGAAGTGCCTAATGGAAAAGACACATTTACAGGAAAAGTTTTGGGAATGAAATTTGTAGATAATGAATGGGGCGGTACAGTCAAAATGGTTTTTCAAGATGATAGGGGATTTAAACTTTATGGAAACTACGGTCTAAGGATGGATAAAGCAACAGACGAAGATGGTAGATTAACCTTTACTGCTATAGCCAAACAAAGTGATAAAGATAAATATTTTGGCTTTTACAGAGAAGGTAAGCCTGTTAAGAAAAAATAGCTAATTCTCCCCTACAACGAGTCGGTAGTTTCTATCGGCTCGTTTTTTTACTTGTTTAGCATAAGTAGAATCTAATAATTCTTCACCTGCTAGTTCAAAATCTCTTTCTTCCATAGCCTCAAGCATCTTGGTGAATTTTAGTAACCTATTAACGCCCAAGCAAAAACACATATCTGCTAAGACCAATCTCACGTTGTAAGGCATAGATTGCCAAAAAGGTATGTTTCTATCTAAATCATTAAAAACACCATCCATGTCGTTTGCTAATAACATCTCAGCTTCTTGGACAGTTATGCCATTGTCAGTTAGATTACGACCAACACCAATAGTCGTTTTATTGCTGGTACATTGATAAGGTTTAAGTTCCATACCTTCATTCTTGATAAGCATTTCTTTTAGATCATCAATCAGTTCTTTGGTAACGCCTGTTTCCATTATGGCTTTAATACGTCTTTAATATTTTCTTCTCGCATGTTGTTTCGAGCAACACCTTTCCATTTTTCAGCAGTTCTTAAACCACCAAGACCAAGCAAAGATAAAGTCAAAGTCATTAGTCCTTCAGTATTAATTACTGGCGGTTGAATTGTTGAGCCTGAAATAACTACTACCCAATTCATCAAAGGTGCTAAAAAAAATTGCCAAGCTAAACCTAACGCACAAATCCAAAGAATTGCAGGTCTGCTTCCTGAAACAAAAATACTAGGATGTTTGGCTTGTTCTAAATTTATGTCTGCTTGTGCTTTTTGCAAATCAATCATTTGTGACTTGATACTAGCTTCCAATTCCATACGCTTATTTTTATCAGGTATGGCTTTACCAATTAGATCACTTATTGGTTTAAAAAATTTATCAATCATCTTCTTTGCCCTCCAAAATGTTTTTTAGTTTTTGTCGCTTTTCATAAGCAGAATCTTGATGTAAGTCTTTATCAACTATCTTTTCTAGTTTAAGGGATTCTATTTTATTATTGCTTATATAACGCCATGTATAGCCATCACGACCATAAACACCAAAGACAGTAGTACCCATGCCTATTTTAATTATCATGGCTTGTTCGCCATCTAATAAGACTTTATCGCCTTCATTGAATTGAGAGTTAAGTTTAAATTTAAGACCCTTGATAAAAGATACAGAATAATCTTTTAGAGCAAGACCACCTAGTACACTTGCTATGAATATTGAAATTTCAACATAATATTCTTCTATGTTCATTTCACATGAAGAAAGCATTGATCACTAATGAAGATAATAAGCCAATTACAATACCTGCAATCTGCCATAATCTTTTGTTTGTGATATTTATATCAGACTCAATAGAATCTAATCTACGAAAATTTTCTTTCCATTTTTGTTCACAAACTTTTTCATGCCTATCAAGGGCATTTGCTACTTGTTCAACTGTGGGTCTTTTAGTCGATTGTTTTTGTTTCGCTGTCTGCTGCTTCTTCATCCTGAATCATCGATTGTTCAAATCCTTTAATCAGAATGTTTTTATAATCACTAAGGCAGACAAATGAATCATAAGCATCTTGTAAAGAATTAAGTTGTTTTGCTGTTGCTCTTAATTTAAGTGCAATATCCCTTTGTTGGTCAGTCAATTCAGAAGATTTATATTCTCTATCATTAAAAGTGATTAAAGTGGATTCTTCTGTAGACTCTGTTTTTTTAGTTTCTTCCATAATTTATTGTACAAAAATATTTGTTATTCGCCTATAGTTTTTCTTTGTTCTGTAGGCGATATTTTTTCAGCTATTTTAAAAGCAATAACGTCTTTTAAAACTTGTACTTCTTCTTCCCCTAAAGCAGCTTCAGTCCAACTTTCTACAATACTAGCAGTTAAATCTGCAAAAGCAGTAAAATCTGAAAGATCATAAGTATCTAATGCTATTGTGCCATAAGCTGTTTCAGAGTTTTCGTTTTCATCAGTACCTGTCAAAATATAGTGAACATTAAAAACAGTATCAGCGTTGCCGTCTATTTCTTTGACATCTACAGTTTTGACATCCCATGTATAAGTTATTGACATTTAAACCTCTTTATTTAATTTTATTATGTTTTTGGATATTTGTCCTTTACTTCCTTAATTTGTTTAGCCATGTCTTCTGGGAAAGCACCAGCATGATACAAAGCATCTAATTGATCACCAATATCAGGATATTCAAACTGTCTTTTGTGTTTGTATTCTTCTGGGTCTTGCCAAGCATTGACTAAATCTTTATCAATATTAACTTCGTTACCATCTTTATCATAAGCAACTTCACCATCTATAACTGTAACATTAGAATACAATGCTCTTACTGCTTTATGAAAATCTACCATTATGATTCTATCTCCATAAGTGTTATTGTTGAAATTGTTCTGCCTGTATAGTTAGCATTAGTATCATTATATGTTCTGTTTACATAATGTACACCTGCATAAATGAACGCTTGTATTTTATAAGTTGTAGCAGAGGTAGTAGAAGGAGTATCTAAAAATGTCATACTTGCATTTATGGCTCTATTTGCATCTAGTGCATGGGTATGACCGCCTGTAGTTGCTCTTGTTCTTGAACCAACATTTGTATTTGCACCAATACCAATTGCTGTCGTACCTCTGACAATTCTAAATTTAACTAAAGAATTATTACCACCATTTGTATGAAAATTAACCAATATTTTACTAGATGTTGATGAAGGTGTTATTGTTGCATTGAAGCCTGTAATATCTTGATATTGTCCTGTAAGTGAACTAGACCAAGTGTCTGATTTTGTTGTGCTAACAACTTGTAAAAGTTTACCGCCACCACTTACATTAGTTAAAGCTGAACCATCTCCTTCAAATGCAGTTGCTTTGACTGTTCCGTTTACCTCTAATTTTTCGCTAGGACTTGTAGTGCCAATACCAATATTTCCTGCCTTTTTAATTGTTAATCTTGCTTCTGGAGTTGCAGAAGCACCATTACCTGTATAAAAAGTAAATCCACCGCTTTGTGCACCAGAATTGTTAAACCATATATCAGCATTGCCATCCATACCAATACTTGATTTTTGTGGTGTAGAAGAATCATCCCAAAGTATTATTTTTGCACCGCTAGGATGCGAAACATTGGCTGCTGCTGGGTTAGTGTAACCAGCTGAAACACTAAAGTATGACTGTACACCTGTAGAAGCAGTACCACCAGCAACTTCAAATCTTCCGCTAGGATTTGATGTTCCAATTCCAATATCACCAGCACCAGTAATACGCATTCTTTCAGTAGTATTTGTTTTAAATACAATTGGATGATTGGTATTTCTTGCAATTTCAAGGAAATTACTAGAATCGCTGTAGATTACAGATTTTCTTGAATTTGCTACACCCATGTCTATTCTTGAAGCCTGATTACCATTCAGTTGTAAACTTGCATTACTGCCTGTTGTGTCAAGTATCACTTTAAACCCCGGCATTGCTAAACCCATTGGATCAGAAGCAATAGAGCCAAACGTAACAATATCATCCTGCCTAAAAACGGCTAATGGGTTTGTGCCTAATGTTGAGCCATCGCCAATAATTAAGGCGCTATAAGTATCATCTAAACCAACGTGAAAATCATAATTATTACCGTCAAAAATAATTTTAGTATCTTCTGCATCACCATCTCCTATTGTTATAGTAGGAGTTGTGCCACCTATATGTAATTGGGATTGTGGACTTGTTATCCCTATACCGACCTGTTCCGAACTGTCAATTGTTATAGCAGTTGCGTTACCACTGTCAGAAATACTTGGTGTGCTTGATAGTTCTACAGGTATTTTGGTAGTCATTTTTATATTCTATTATGTTTTTGGATATTTGTTTTTTATTTCAGCAATCATTGTTTCCCAATTGTTAGTGCCATTAATTCTATCCCAATATTGCATGTCTAGCTGATCACTAATAGGAGGATATTCAAATCTTCTTGCTTCTTTATATGCGTTAGCTTCATCGTTAGCTTTTTGTTCATCTGTTCTAAAATCAAAAGTTTCTGTTGTGCCATCTGCATTTGCTTTATTGTGATTATTGTCTATTGCACTTTGCCATTGTTCATCACTTACTTCTACAGTGGGAGATGGAATAGTTGAATGTATGTTTGAATCATACCAACCTAAAATTTGATTGTTTTCGTCTATATGTGCTAATTTCATATTTTATTTTTAAGTTATTTTACCTGTTGCTATCCAATAATATCCTGCTGTTACACTATAATGAGATACTCTAAAACCTGTAGCGGTTGCACTTGTTTTTGGAGTTACAGCATCAGCATTACTAACACCATTTGTATCATTATTACTATGATATATAGTCGTAACAATGCTGTATAAATTAGTAAATGATGTTGGAAAAGTTACTGTATCTGAACTAGATGTTGTGGCTCTTTGACCCCATTGTATAGTGTAGCCATTTGAAAATTTTATATACCCATTGGCTGCCAAACTACTAGCTGCTATATCACCGCTTATGTTTGTCAGTGCAGAACCATCACCTTCAAAAGCTGTTGCCTTGACAGTGCCATTTACTTCTAATTTTTCACTAGGAGTTGATGTCCCTATACCTAAACCTGTTGAAGTAAGTCGCATACCTTCAGCAGAATTGACAGAAAACCTTAATGGTTTATCAACTCTAGTTGCCATTTCAAAGTAATTTAAATTGTCACTAAATAACAATCCTGTTCTGACATTATTATCACCAAAATTAATAATTCCACCACCACCACCATCTAAACGTAAATCAGCATACTCAGAACTACCGCCACTATTTTTTAAAGCTAAAATTGTTGCTGCTGTTGATGTAAGACCTGCTATATTAGTTGTTGTTGTACCTAACATTAGGTTGCCATCAAGCAAACGCATTTTTTCAGAATTGGTAAAAGAATTACCTGCTGTGCCTTGGTCTGCTGAGTGCCAAGTGTGCATCCCATTAGTATTGATACATGTTTGTTCGTAAGATGTAGCACCACCGTCTTGTTGATAGATATAGTTACTACCGTCAAAATAATGATTAGCACCAAATCTTACTGTATTATTTCTACCCCATATATTCCATGCACTTGTACCTGCTTTACCTTGCAAGATTATGTCACCTGTTACCCAAGAGTTAGGTGTAAAGCTAATGCCTACATTACCGCTTGAGTTTATTTCAAAATTACGATTAGCACCTACTGAGTTACCTTTACCTATAACTAAGCTGTCGTTTGTATCATAAATACCTAAATAGTAATCAACAGTGTTACCATCAAAAACAAGTGCTGTATTTTCTGCACCACCATCACCAATAGTAATTGTTGGGGTAGTGCCTGTCACACTTAAACTATCTGTTACAGTTAAAGTTGATGGTGTTGTTAATGCACCACTTAACTTAGCTGAAGTAACTGTGCCATCATCCGGTGTGCCGATAGACACTGATTCAGCGTTATAAACTGTTATTACTCTGCCGTTTTCTGGTGCAGTAGCAAAAGTTAAAGTTGTGCCTGAAACTGAATATACATTTTGTGCTTGAAAGACACCATCAATGAAAACTACTAAATTATTTTCAGAAGTTGGTGCTGAAGACAAAGTGAAGCCTGTAGTATTGCCATCACCAGAAAGTATATTGGTAGTAAATGAGCCAGTATTGCCACTACCGGCTATTGCACCCCATGCACCATTTGCATAACCCTCAAACTGTTGATCTTCACTGTTATATCTAAAATAACCATTTGCACCTGTAGGTCTTTGTGCTGTAGTGCCTACAGGAACATGTATTGCATCAGTTGCACTTCCAACATCTAAAGAAACATCAGGAGAAGAATTAAGTATACCTACTCTATTATTAGAACTGTCTACTTTAAGAGTGTTGGTATCTATTAGTAAGTCACCGCTTACATTTAATGAACTTAAAGTTCCCACACTAGTGACATTGTTTAGAGTGTCTAAAGCAGATTCAAAAAAAGTTTCAAAGTCAGTTAAAGCAACTTGTTTCATAGTGCCATTGTCATTAACCACAACTCTGTCAGTATCTGCCAATGTCACTGAAGAAGCACTTGTATCGCCATCAAGAATATTTAGTTCAGAAGCTGTCGAAGTAACGCCATCCAGAATATTAAGTTCTGCTGTTGTTGATGTAACACCATCAAGAATATTAAGTTCGGAAGTTGATGCTGTTACACCGTCAAGAATGTTTAGTTCAGAAGTTGTAGCGGTAATGCCATCAAGAATATTTAATTCTGAAGTCGTAACTGTTGCACCATCTAGAATATTTAATTCTGTAGCGTTTGAAGTAATTGCTGTACCTGCAAGAGTAATATCTGTAGTCGCTAAACTGTTAACATCTAAATCTGCTAAAGCATAACCTGTAGCACTACTGTTAACAGTGGTAGTTGGTGCTGTTTGTGTGTCTTTAAATATTTTGAACGTGCCACTATCAGAAGCATCATAATAAATACCTGCATATTTTGTAGTGCTTGATTCAACATACTTTCCATAAAATCCAAAATCTGTACTATTGGCAGTATTGGAATTACTTAACCCTGTAAAATTATTATCTGTAATAACTGAACCTGTTTGAGTTGTATTTCCCACAACAGTCAAGTCACCGCTTACTGTTAAGTTATTTGAAACAGTAACGTTGTTTGGCAAACCTATTGTGAGTGTGTCGGTTGCACTAACAGCTACTTCAACTTCATTGCTTGTACCTGATACTGTTAAAGTGTCTCCACCTGCAATAGTTTGTGTATTTGTTCCATCAGAAAGTGTAAAGCTAGTAGAAATATTAGCTGTACTTGCACTTGTTATTCTGCCTTTAGCATCTATTGCAATTACTGGCACTGCAGTTGCACTACCATAAGTTGCTGCACTAACGCCAGAAGATGCAAGAGAAACAGCACCACTATTGACTGAAAAATCGCTTGTAAATGAAGCTATACCTTTATTAGAACTTGTAGCATCTTCTGCTGAATAAGTTATTGTTCCTGAACTTTCTGATACATCTAAACCTTCACCTGCTGCATAATTTATAGTTTCGCCTAATTGTATTGATGTTGTATTGCTGCCGTCACCGATTGTAATACTACTATTAGCAAGTTTTGCATTGGCTATAGAACCTGCTAATTGTGCATTTGTAATTGTTCCAGTTAAGCTGCTTGTTGGATAGTTTGTAGCATCAGATAGATCAAACGCAGGTGTTGCATCACTACCTCCTAAAGATAAGCTCACACCACCATAAGAAACTGATGAATTAGCAAGTTTTGAATTTGCAATACTACCTGCTAATTGTGAATTAGTAATTGTGCCGGACAAACTTGATGTTGGATAGTTAGTAGCATCGCTCAAATCAAATGCCGGTGTGGTATCGCTTTCACCTAATGCAAGTGTAACACCTCCAAAGTTTACATTGGAATTTGCCAACATTGTATTACTAACTGTGCCACTATCGCCTGAACTGACAATAGTTCCTGTACTTGCAGGTAAAGTAAGTGTTGGATTTCCTGCAAATGCACTATGTGCAGGTGCTTGTAATTTTACATAATGAGCATTACTTGCTTCACAATAAAATAAAATATTTGACTGTGTACCACCATTTTTTATTTTTATTGTGCCTTGCTCTATAACAACGCCATTTGTTGAGCCACCACCTACGCCTAATGAAGAAGCAGTAACTTGATTAAAGGTTACATCATCAGAAGTACCGACACTTTGTCCAATAGCAAAAGTAACATTGTTACCTGATGCAGTTGATGTAATACCAGTGCCACCCAATAATCCCAAAGATTCGCTATCTAGGTCTATACTTATAGAACTGCTGCCATCTGATAAATCAAGGTCTTGTGCAGTTACTTGCGAATCAACATATGCCTTAATGGATTGTTGAGTGGCTAAAGCTGTATTTGAATCTGAACCTAAATTATCTTCATCTAATATAGTGGTTACTGTTTGACCACTACTAAAACTAAAACTTGTTATGCCATTTACAGTGCCACCATTTATATCAACAGTATTATCTGCTGTTATAGATATTGGCAGAGTTATCCATCCGTTATTTGCAGAATTTCTTATTTTTAATAAATCATTAGATGTATCTACCCAAATTTGATAAGCATACATTGTGGATGGCTCAGTAGCATTAGAGTTATTAGATACAATTGCTTGTAAAGCATTGTTTAAATCTGCTCTAAAATTTGCACCTGATTGATTGTCAAGAACGTAATCGTGGGTAGCCATAGCGTATTATATTATATTTTTAATCTGGTTTACTTGGAAATACAATAGAATCTATGTCATCTTCGTCAGAATATTTTGTAGGTAAGTCTCTTAACTCTTGTCTATAAATTGCCCATTCTGTTTTTTTAGAATCAGGCAAAGGTGAATCAGGCATTTGTGTCCAATCCGATTCTTTTAAACCCTCATCTCTCACAAATCGAAGATAGACTAAAGTTTCTGGAATATTATCTTGATTGAAATACATTAAACACCTAAACCTACAACCTCAATAAAACCAAAACCAAATCCTAATGTACTTCCAGATGCAGTAAAGTTTTTTAAGCCTACATAAATACTAGCAACATAATTTGTATTACCACTTAAATTTACAGTAGCACCATTTATATGTGGTGATATAGTATTACCTATTCTCACACCGCCACCAGAATGTACTATTGTTCCAGTGCTAGTTTTGACTTCTAATACTAAAATGCTTTGGGATGTACTTGATGTTATTCCTGCGGGAGAACCAAAACCAGTAAAAGCATACTCTTTTGTTCCAGTAAAGTTAGGTGTAGTAAAACTTTTTGTAGCTAAAGTGAATAAAGTATGAGTACCATCAGTGTTTTGTGGCAAACTACTTAAAAAACCAGCTAGACTTGTGCTTTGTCCAAAATAAAAAGAGATCACATTGTCAGTCGTAGTGCCATCTAATTTGTTGCCAGAATCTGCGGTAACATTTCCAACACTGCCATCTTGTATATCATTTGTTACAACAGGTTTGTCACCAACTGAAAAAGTTAAATTAGTTGCACTAGATTCAACGCCTGTGCTATTCAAAGAAGATACACTTGCAACATAGTTTGAACCTTTTGGCAAAAAATTCATATCGGCAGTATGTTCATTTACTACTTTATTCATTAATTGATTTCCAGAACTATCTTTTACATTTACTCTGTATTCGTTATAAGCAAAATCTGAAGGAACATCCCAAGTTAAAATTGGTCTGCCTATACTTGAAGAATTAGTATCCGTGAAAGTTAAGTTATCTGGGGCATCAACTGAATAACCATTAGGTATATTAACTGCATCATTGACTGCTTGTTGTGGTGGCACTTCCCATGTATATACATCAAAATATTCTTGTAATGTAATATTTACAAAACCATTTGGTTGTAATTCCATCATTAGAACCCTAAATACTTTGCCACTAAATCCTAAATTTGCATAAGTAAGATCAACAATATCACCAATATTTAGTTTGTATATTTCAGGTGTACCTGTAAAACTTACAGACATTTGATTACGACTTCTTGTCAAAATAGCTTTACCCATATTGTAAGCAATATAAGGATTAGTTATGTGTGGAAACTGTGCTGTAATCTCAAGTTCTTCCCCACCGTCATCAGAAGTAAAATTAGGTAAAGCATTATGTAAAATTGTTACGGTATCTGGTTCAAAATTATTTTGACCATTGACATATTCAACTATAACTTTATTTGCCCTACTGTCCTTATCACCATAATTAACGGTAATACCACTATCTCCTATTATATGTGAATCATTTATACTAAAAGAGGAACTACCTGTATCTTCAATCTCAAGTTCAAATTTGCCATCAACATAAGTAAAAATACCTCGCATTGTTGCAAGTAATTCTTTTGAATTTTCAATAATGTTTCTATCAGGGTCAACAACACCATTACAATGAAATCTGCGAACTTTAGATAAAGCAAAACCACTTACTGAATAATTTGCTGTTAGTGGAAAGGCACTATCCCAATAAACTATATAGTATGGAGTATTGCTTCCATATTGATACCTTTTATCTACTTGCGTAATTATTCGTTCATTAACAACTACATTGTTGTTGTTATCTCGCAAAGTCAAAGCATCCCCCACTTTAAATTTTCTCCATGAAGGAAAACCTTCTATGTAAACTCTATTTTGTCCATTTACGCCATTCCAATTTAAAGTTGCAAGACTACCGCTAAAGTCAGCGTTGTTGTTTTTTACATCTGCTAAATTAGCTGCTGTTGTAAATGTGCTGGTATTAATTTTTGCAATTGGCAGACCCTTGCCATATTCATCATTAGTAATGTAATCTAAAAAAGTAAGAGCAGGATTGTCAGACCATTTATAAGTAGATATATTTCCAAAAGTTTGTGAGGTATCTCTTGGGTCAAAAACTTTTTTGCCTTGAACTTCTACAGTCAATCTTGGTATTGAGCGAAACATACCGTTAGGGTCATATCTATATTTAGCTGCTATATATGCTATTCCATTTAGTTTATGATTGCTTGTCCATTCGCCATTAGTTGATGCTACTAACATTGGGTCAGCAGTTTGTGTTTCTGCACCATGATGCAAGTTAAATACCATCCTGTATACTCCTGTTGGCGAAGACCCTTTCTGAGTAATTCTTCGACTAGTTCCCAAAAAAGGAGTGTAAGTCACTGGCGGTAGAGAAGTAAAAGCACCTGTATTGTCTACACTGTTAAGACTAAAATTACCAGATGTAACTTTATCTGAGCCAATATAAGCACCATCTTTAAATCTTTCTCCATCATCAATAGGTGTTCCATCTATTTCTATTGTAGCTGCATCAATATTTTCAATTTCACCAACACACAAAGCATAGACAACAAACAAATCTTGATTAGAGTTATCAGCAGTATTTAAGTAAACAACTTGTGCACCAACTCTTCTACTACCATATATTATTGGTATTCTTCCTCCAGCAGTTGTTTTATTGGCTTTTATACCTTCGGTTTTAGCTTGTAAACTTTGTGCTAATTCTTTTGCAGCTTCTTTTGCATTTATATAATTATTTACACCTGATGCAGCAGCTAGACCAACAGCTACACCTATAGCTATCGGTCCGCCAACTACTGCTGCTACTATACCTGCACCGAATGCTACAACATCTAAAACTTTATCAAAGAAAGACATTAAGATTTACCCCAAGAAACATCTCCTTTAGTTTCTGTAGCATATTCAAGACCTAAATCACCGCTTGAATATTCTTGTTGCGATTCATTAGTATAATATCTACCTTTTTTTAAAGACCAATTAGCAAATTGAGAAGCTACCCTTATAGTAAGAGATGATGCACTTGTATTTTCTGTCAGCACAACATTTCTAATAAAACCTGTAAAATAATTTATAGCACCAACTAAGGCATCTGAAGTATTAAAGTAAGCTATATAAATTTCTACTTCTTTATCTGTAAATGCACCATCTTGGACTAGAAGTCTTATTTCATTAGTCACGTTAGAAAAACTAACATCTAATTCATTAACTCTTAAATCTCCTGTTTCTTGTATGCTATCTACGCGTAAAAAAGAACCTCCTGTTTCATAAGATTCAGAATTGTAAGTTACATCTGTATAAAAATCAGTTAGTCTGTATACAGTTGATAAATTTAATTTAACTAAAAATGCAATTTTTGTAGATTCATTTGCAACTTCAGTTTGTAAAGCATTTGATAAACTTCTTGGCATTATATTACAACCTCTCTTACCTCAAAATTTATACTATACAATCCAGAAGCATCAGTAGAATACATTATTTCATTGCTAGAAAGATAAACAGTAAAAGAAGGTTTGTTAACAGTCACTGCTTCATTATCTGCTAGATCAGAAACTAAACTTGGTGATATTAAAACAGTACAAGCACCAGAGCCATCAGAATCTATATCGCTTTGTACCATGTAAACTTTTGTATGATTGGCAAATTTGATAAGGTCACCTGCCTTCAAGACAGCAGAAGTGTTTGCATCAAAACCATCTAATGCTATAGAAGCATCTGTAGCAGTATGTGCACCTGCCACTAGAATATCAGTTTGTGACTTGTTAGCACCTAAATTATCTGTAGGATATTCTATTGTAAAGTTTTCAAAACCGCCTTTTTGTTTTTGTAGAAAAGCAAAAATACTTTGTGACTCTGCTTGTGTCATTGGTGGCATAGCTACACCAAAAGAAAAAAATTGACCACCTATCTGTCTAGCTGTTTTTTTACCAGACAAAGTTTGATTGACCAAAACAGGTCTGTTGTCTTTAAAATTAAGAGTTCTAAATTTTGGACTTGTAGGAAAAGAACCTGACATTACACTACACCCATCTTGCCTTTTGTATTCATAGCGTTATTAATTATTTGTGTAATCAAGCCTTTTCTTGAAGCTAATAAATTATCAAAACTTGCAGCATCGACAGCATTAATATTAAAGTTTACTGTAGTTCCCATGCTTTGTCCTTTTGTATGGTCTATTACAGTTTCATTAGGATGAAGTATTGCAGGAAAACCACCTCTACCATCTACGCCACCTGTTCTTGAGCCAAAGCCTGTAAAACCACCGCCTTCCATTCCTACAGCAGTTATTGTAGTGTTGGGTGTGGTAGAAATATTACCACCACCAGAAATAGCACCGATACCGCCAATAATTCCTGAGACTAACCTTTTAACAAGAAAAGTTCTTATAAGTTCATTGATAACTTCTGATAAAATCTTTTGACTTAATTTTCCAAAATCTAAAAATTCTTTTTTGGTAAAATCAAAAAAATTAGAAAAAGCATTTGTCAGTTTACCCTCTATAGTATTTTGAAAAAGTTCTACAACTGATACTTGTTCTTTAATTGCTTCTGTTTGATCAAGAATATCTGTAAAAGAATTACGCCTTTTACTAGCCTCTTCTTCTTGTAATCTTATTTTTTCTTTAAGCTGAGATATTTCTTCTTGTGTCCTCTGAACTTTTATTTCTTGTGCAGTTCGATTTCTTTTAGAAATTGTTTCAAGTCTTAGTTGTTGTTCGGCTTCTTTTTCTAAAAGTCTGTTCAATTCTGCTTTGTTCATTACCAAAGAACTATCTACGGCATCCAATAAACCCAAAGCTTCGCCAAATCTTAATGCACCATCAGCAACATTTATAAAAATTGTCTGTAAAGGTTCTAAAACTTGTCTCTTTAGCCTATTCATTGTGTCATTAAATCTTTCTGCTCTATCGACAGTTTCATCATCAATAACGCCAGTTGCAGACTCTGCTAAAGCCTTCATTGCTTCTGCACCATCTTTGCCCATTACTGCCAGTTTTACACCTGCTCTACCCATAAGGTCAGCTAATATTGCATTTTTTTGAAACTGGCTGCCAACTTGGTCTAATGCAGAAAACAAATCTATAAAAACATCTTCTGTGTCTCTTATAGAGCCATCAGCATTTTTTGTTTGTACGCCTAATTTTTCTAAACTTCTTCCGGCTTCACTAGTTCTAAGTTGTGCTTGACCTACCATCTTTGTAAAGTTTTGTAAGCCTTTGTTGAATTCTTCTGTTGTTAATCCAGATTGTTGTGCAGCAAATTGATATTTCTGTAGAAACTCTGCGCTGACACCTGCTGAGTCTGCAACCTTACCAATTGCATCAGCAGTTGCAAGAGCCTCACTACCAAACTGCACTAATTGTCTAACAGCAAATGCACCTGCAAATGCACCTGCTATTTTTTTCATAGCTTTTTGAGTATTGTCAATATTTCTATTTAACTTTTGAAACTCTCTTGCAGTCTTGTCTTTTGCTCTAAGTGTTATGTTATATTTAGTTTCTGCCATTTATCTGTTTGTTTTTTTCTTCTAAGTAAGCTAACCAACCTGTAAATTCAGATAAAGACATGTTTTCTTCTAAATCTTTTACTGTCATGCCTAACAGTTCTGCCAAATAATATTTAGCTTGAAAATCTTTATCTGTATTTACTTTTTTACCTGTTCCTCTACTGTTGGTGCAGACATAATTTGTGTCGCAATTCTAGTTAGCACATCTTTGTCTACACGATTCATAAAAGTATTTTTATCGCCCACATCAAAAAGTTTATTACCTTCTGCATCTAAAGCTTTGTAGATTAAGCAATAAGCCATTAACGCAACATCATCATCCTGTGCATATCTTTGCAACTTAGACATTTCTGCTAATGTTAATGGCTTAGAATAAATTGTAAGCGTTTCTTCACCATCTTCTGTCCATTCTGGCACTTTTATTTCTTTAATTTCTAAAGAATCAAAATGTGCTTTAGCTTTATCAATTAGTTTCATCTTATGCTGTTGAAGTTGTTAAGCCACCAGAACCTTGTAAAGTTACACTAGCTTCGACTAAACCATCAAAAGATGCACTTCTTGTAAAGCCTGTCACAATTGCAGAACCATTGTAGTAAGTGTCACCTGTTGAAGTACCTTCAGGATAAACTTCTAAAGTAACAGTTGAGCCTACAGATAGTGCAGTTTGTGCAGTGTCAGTTTCGTCAAAAAATACTTCTACAGATGCTGTAAATTGTGTAAGTGTAGATAAATAACTTCTTGAAGAATCGCCCATTGCAGTTTTTTCTACAACATCAGCACTTTCTTCAAGCGAGTATGATCTTACTTCAGCAACAGTATTAGCACCGACTTTGATTACGCCTTCGCTTCCTTTATGTACCGCCATTTTCTTTTACCTCTTTTTTGGAAGAAGATTTAAGGGTTGCTTCTTCCTTCCAACCTTTCTTTAATAGACTTTCAACCTTTGAAGGATGAGCCTCTATAGAAGTTTTGCCATCTGGACTAAATAATTTCATGCTTACCTCGCTACGTCAGGACTTTGTTCCTGACAATAATAATTAACATTAAAACTTAAAGTTGCATAACCTACTGGTTTTTCACCTTCAGCGTTAAATTCTATATTGGTTGACTCAAGAAAAGTATCTTTTGCCAAACCATTTAAAGTAGTATCTGCTGCTATTGCAGCTTCAACTTCCTTACATATTGTATCAACTGTGTCATCAAAATTGGTAGTTGCTTTTACATAACATTCTACTGCAACTGCTAAATTTCTTTCTAACAACCTATTACTGCCAATTACTACAGCTTCTGATTCTTCTGATTTTGTATAAATTAACAAAGCAGGTAAATTTGTGTCTTCTAGTTGATAGACTCTACTTTGAAAAACATTACTGCCTGTTGTCGTCAAACCTGTAAGAGTTGTGCCTATTTGTTCTCTTATTTGCTGCCTTAAATGGTTTGCCATTATATTTCCTCCAACATAAAACTGCTAAATCCAGTTCTATCTACTTGAACATTTACAATAGTGTAGTTTTTTGCAGAACAGTATGTATTACCATCTGTATCTTTGATTGCACTTACAGCTAAAGTGTTACCAAATACTGCATTAGGTGCATCAACTGTACGACAATAAGCTACAGGTTTTGTGCCTTCAGTACCTGTGCCTAAATCAGTTTCAAAATATTCGTTGTTGATTATTATATTTATTGTTGATTGTTGACCTGAACTGTTTGTAAAAACAGCAGTTACGCCATGTCCTGCAACACTATCAAAATAACCTGCCATATCTTCTTCAGTTTCCATTCGATAGACTGACATTATTGTTCCTCTAAAATTAATTCTACAAAACCTGTATTATCAGGTTGTACATTTTTTATTTTGAATATTGTTTCAGGTTTTAATACTGAACCCTTGTTAGTGGTAATTGCATTTACAGTCAAAATATCATCCTGTGATATATAAGGAACATCTGTAGCTTTAACCAATGCTTTAGGTTGATAACCTGCAACAGCAATAGAATCTCCTTGTATGTCAAAATACTCTTGATCTATTATGATATTAATATTGATTGAATCACCTGAATCTATATCAAACCAAGTATCTATAAATCCAACTCTAGTATCCCATAATGAATTTTGTACTTCATTAAATACAGCAGTTACACCAAACCCTGTTGTTGTATCAAGGTAAGCGTTAAAATCTGCTGCACTTTCTATTGCCATTATTTACTTCTTTTTTTAGGAGAAGGAGTTTCAGATTTTTCTAAACCAACACTTCTGTCAGTCTTCTTTTTTGTTTCTTTAACAGTAGATAATTCAGCTTTTTTATAACCAATAAGAATTGCACCTTCATCATCAGAAAGCTCTACTATATCACCTGCTTTAACTTTTTTATTGTCAGCTAAAGTATCTGACAGTATTAAATATTTTTTCATTTCATCACCTTTTTTAGAAAAGGCGGTAGACAAAATGCCTACCGCTTTTTCAGTTGTTAGTGTCATTAACTAGCTGTACAGAAAGATACCGCGTGTCTGACATTTACATCTAGACTTTGTAAAGCCACAACTCTAACAGTACCAGAAGTGCTGTTTGAGTAAGGGTCTACAACAATATCTAAACCTGAGAACATACCTACTAATAAGTCTTGCATGTTACCGAAAACGTAGTTGTTTGCAGTAAGTTGTGCAGAAACTACAACAGGGTAACCATTGATCTCATTGTTAGCTAAAACAAATTGACCAGAACCACTGTCCTTAGTAGTTGTTTTCAAAGTACCTGCATTAGTTGGGTGAACGATGTATACAAGTCCTCCTAATAGTGCATTATCGACAGCAACAGAAGATTCCATAGAAACCATCTCAGCAAAAGTTGGTGCAGCAGCACTATTTAAAGAAACAGTGTTTACGCCTGTAGTGTTTGTAATACCTGTAGGATTACCACTTGAACCAGAACCTTCTAAAGCTGCATTATCAATCGCAATAGCCATTGAACCTGCTAAGTCATTTCTAATTAAGTTTTCAACATCTAAAGATGACTGAATCATAAGCTGACGAGTTACGTCAGTGAAAGCACCTAAAGTTTTAGGTGACATAGTCACTGAACCAATAGTCATTTCTGATTCACCGGCAGCACCACCCTCAGAAGAAATAAAAGCTGCAGTAGAAGCTGCTGTTTTCTTCGGAATTTTGACATCGCCAGATAGACCATTAAGAATAGTTGCATTCTGCATTACAGCAGAAGAATTTCTTAATACGTCAATAAAATCACCTGCTCTGAAGTCTTGACCAATAAGGTTAGAATCGTCAGATGCGTTCATGTCACGTTGACCCCAATTAGCTAATACTTCTGGTGGTAGTAAAACACCTTGTGCTGTCTTACCATATAGTTCACCTGCTGCTCTTGAACATTCAAATTCAAATGCTGCATCTTCTTGAGCCTTGCGGTCAGTAGGGTTAGCCATTGCATTAATGGCTCTTAAAATGCTAAATCTTTTGGTTTCTTTTTCAGTTAAACCGATTTCAGAAGGAGTTTCTAAAGGTTGGTCATTAGAAATATTTTCTAGCAATACACCTCTAAATTCTTCGACTGATAAACCATCAGAAATAGCTTGATCAGCTAAATCTCTTTTGTTGTGTCTAGCAGCTAAGTCAAGAATCTCTTTTGAGTTTCTTTTAAACTCTGCTTTTGCTTCTTCAACAGTTTTAGATTTAACCTCGTCAAGATTTATTTCTTGTACTTCATTTTCCATTTTTCTTACCTCTTTATGTAAAATGTTTTGGTTATCTTTAGAACGACCTACACCGACTAATCTACTTTGGTCAGCAGGAACGCTTACAGAAGATACTTCCATAGGTGTCCAACTAGCACGATAATAGGTTTCATCGTCTTTGCCTGTACGTTCTAATTTATCTACTCTGTAGCCAACACTTATATTCATTCGAATACCATCGACCACATCTTGAAATACTTCACGAGCAAGTTGAGATTTACCAAATCTAACGATAGCAATTGTCCTTTTAGCTACCTCGTCAAGTTTAAATTCCTCGATTACACCAATTTGTTTAGTCATGTCATGGTCTAACAATAATGGTGCGCGTCCACTAGAAATAAATTCCATATTTACTTCGTCAGCACGATGTCCTAGTACTTCCATACCAAAACTTCTTTCAACAGGTTCTTCTGATGATACGCCTATGCGGACTCTCCTATTTTCTTCATCGATACCAGAAGTTCGTGATAAGTCGATCAATCTATATTCCATAGAACTTTCTACTTTACGTTCTTCTTCATCGTCATGGTATGGTCTTTCGTCCATTTCCATGTCCATTTCTTCCGACTCATCCTTCATTTTTTTGAACTCAATGACTACTGAATCATCAGTTTCAGAAAAATTTAGGATATGTCTATCTTCTTTATTTTCAATATCCATAATCTTTTCCTCTTTATTTTTGGATGACATTGGATGTCCTTCAGGCAATAAATCTGTGTCATGCTTTCCTGAACGGAAGCGACCATTGCGGAGGGCGTACAGAAAGGAATTTATCCTTGCTGCTGCCCATTGCTCAGGACTACTGACTGAAGGTCTTACAGAAGATGGATTAGTCTTATAAGCACCAATCCCTCTTTCGTAAACTTTTGATAGTACGCTGACTGTAGTTCTTTTTGATTTTACATCGCCTACTTCTTCATTATGTTCTTTTACTTTATTCTTAATCATTTCAAGAGCCTTACCTGATACTGCTCTATTTTCTTCTATAGCTTGTGTGTTAATTTTGCCACCCATTCCAGAATGATTAACACAATAATAATATAAGTCAGGCGTATCTTGATTGATAGTTATTGAAATTGATGCACCTTCTTCACCTGCCTTGCCTGATACTTCAACGCCTTTTGTATAGGCTTCACCATCATTATGCACACCATCTTCTGTAACAGAAAATCTTAAAGCGTGTGTTTTATTAGAAGCATCAGATAAATTAAATACATAAGTATTACCTTCAAGCATATAAAGTCTTGGAGATAATTCACCGTCTAAATAGAATTTATTACCTTCACCATATTTGTTTTTACCAGCTTTTATAATTACTTCGTATTCAATTGTTTCTTGTCTTACTTTATTTACTTCTTCGTTATAAGTTTGTCGTTCTTCTTTCATTTTTTCTACCAATCTTCTTGACCAAGAATATCCTGCATCTCCTCCCCATAATGCCCATGCAATACGTCCATTTGAAGGATATCCTTCCTCGCCAGAATCAAATCCTTCTGCTTCTTTATCTACTTCATGTCTGCTAAAAAAGCTATACATTCTTTTTATAGTATCGTCAGATAAGTTTTCACCGGCAACAATTTGTCTTGCCCTAATAGCACCAACCCTAGTACCACCACGACCAAATTCTTCTCGCCATTCAAGACCTTTCTTTGCTTCAGCTTTCATACCGGCATTAGGTATCGCCATCGTCATCACCGCCTTGTATAGTTGGCTCTACAGGTAATTTAGTACCAAAAGGTTGATAAGCTATCTCAATTCCATATTGTTTAGCTAGTTCAACTTCCTTTTGATGTTGTTCAAATAACTCTTCCGTATCTCTACCATAAGCAGCAGATATATCTGAGTAAGTCATAGTACCGTTTTGTAAACCTAACACACTTGATTGCATTTCTTTCAATGGGTCAATCCAAGAAAAACTTCTTGGTATGTAATTTATAGAACGTGCAAATTTATCATATTTAGAAATAGGTAAATTTATATAGCCACTAGATATAGCCATTTCTAACCATGACTTGAATATTGGGTCAATAAAGTGTTCTATAACAAACTGTTGATGCAATTGAAACATTGATCTATCTTCTAATGCACCTTGTCTTATTGAAGAATAGTTAACACTTGTAAGATCATTAGACAAAGCGTGATAAGAAATATTCAAACCAGATGCAATGCTTCTTAAAACTGATGTAGTGAAAGATTCAAATGCTGAGGTAGGATGACTTGGGTCAAAGGCTTTGAAATCCATACCTGCAGGTAGTTGTTCAAATGTACCTGCATTAGCATTTGTGACAGGATTAAATGTATCCTCCATGTCATCATCACCAACATAGCCATCACCATCAGGACTTACAAAAAATCCCATTTTAGATGCACCAACCCTTGCTGCTACTATTTCGGCTTCTAAGTAACCATTAAGCATTTTGACATTACTCATTGCAGTTGCAATTAAAGATACACCTCTTGTTTGTTCTGCTCTATTAGGTAAGTAAGCGTGTATTATTTCATCTGCTGGAACTCTTATGTATTCGTTTTGATTGACATAAGTCCTATCATAAGGATGATTTTTATATAAGTGATAGGCAACAGGCTTGTCATTAGCATCAACTTCGACACCCATTTTAATTCTATTGCCATTCTTTGCATTGTCATTTTTCTTTTCATCTAAATGGTCAGCTTCTAAAAATTGTATTTGAAAGCCAAAAGGACTGTTTGCATTTTTAATTTTTCTAATAAGAACTTCACCATCTCTTGCTAATGATTCAATAAATATTTTTTGACAATCTAGAAATGACATTCTGCCATTAGCTGTGCAATTACCTATCTGTGTCCATTCTTTCCATGCTCTTTCAATTAATAAATTAGCACCTATATCTAATGATTGGTCATCATTTCTTGCTTTAGCTGATATTCTGATACCATGCTTACCAATAACATTAGAAACCATAAGATTTAAATATCTTGCAATATAAGAATCGTTTCTAGCTAATTCTCTTGCTCTATCTCTAAGCAATCTAATATTATCTTTTACTTCTTGGTCAGCAGATGTAGATGAAGTTAGAAAGTCACCAAACAATCTGCCTGTGTTTGCACCTTGATAACTTCTTTTAAAAGTTTGTTTCTTTTTAGGTTTTCTACCAATTATGTTGTCGTACCAAGCCATTATGTTAAATCTGTAGGGTTAAATGATTTTTGTGAACCAAATTTTACTTTGATTGTATTACCTGAACCATGACCATTCTTTATTCTAGCCATCTTCACTTCTTTTAAATATTCTGCTTTGTAAGTATTTCTAAAGGTCATTAATTCATCTACAGACATTCTTGACAAAGAACGACCTGCAATACTCATTGATGATTGATCAATTGTTGCTCTGTTTTCGATTACAGCTTCAATTGCATCTAAAACAACTTTCGCGTGACTACGAACTGATGCAGTAGTTGTTGCATAGTTTTGTTGTATCTCTGTAAAACCTTCACCAATTTTTATTCTGGCATTATCAGATGACCTTTGTATGTAAGCTATCCAATTGTAATTACCGGCAGTGTATGAAGTGGTACTTGTAGTAGAGATAATGTATTCATCATTTGCTTCTGTTGCGGTCAAAGTAAAATTACTTGCAGTAGAACCATCTACTAAATTGAATTCATAAATCAACGCGTAAGCTGCTGTAGGATAATCAGTTGCAAGGTCTATTCTTTTCCATGCCCAAAAATCACCCAACTGTAATTCAGTAGGTTCTTTAGATGGAAAATTTGCAGAATCAAATAAGTTGCTCAAGCAATAACCTCACAATTGTTAGATACACTTGCAAGATATTATAACTTATATTGTTTCTAATTAAGAAAACATTTTTTTATTTCCAATTATTTGCAAAATTACCTCGACCCCTATCGATTGGTAATCTTTGTTTTCTTGGTGGTGGTTTTGGCTTAGAATCTTCGTTCAATATTTTTGTTTCAATGACATCAAAGTTTGGATTTAAAATATAGATAGCTGCAAAATTATAAACCATTGTATCCAATGCTTCATTTCTATCTCTAATTTGTTTCCATGCCATTGTCGGTTTACCTCTGACATATTTAGTAATTCTTTTTTCTGCTGTTAATTGTTTAAAATATTCTTCATCTAAATCAACAGGAAAATGTATTGTACTCATTTCTGCATCTGCTGCTAATCTTGCAAAGATTGCTTCTTTAGCTGTATCTGTACCAACAGGATATAAAACAGCTTTATTCTTACCAACAAAAGTAGGTCTATTAGCAATTGGTTTACCAGCTTGACTAGCACCTTTGATCGCAAAAATTCTTCTGCCTTGTCTTGGCTTTGTAAAATGGTAAACCTGATTTGTATGATGACCACCTGAATCAATACAGGTACAAGATATTGGCAAGACTCTTCCTGATTCAGTTCTAAATCTTTGCTTTAAATAATTATCTAATTCTTGCCAGACGTTAGGTGCATTTGGGTCACCCCATAATATTTTGTAGTCCACTACCCAACATTCATACGATTTTCCCCAACCGCACGTCTGTATCTCTAATCTATCTTTCTGCGTATCAATACCTGCGGTAAGCACTAATATATCTTCTGGTAGATTTGTGTAATCATAATTCAATCTTCTCTGCAATAATGTTTCATGCTCTAAAGAATCTCCTTGTTCTTCCCATGTTTCACCTAAAGCAGTATTGATGAAAGTCTTTAATGTTTCTGGCTGTTTCTTTGCTTCTAAAAAAGCTGTTGCCATTTCTCCCCATGTAGACCAAACAGAATACAATTCTGAAATATGAAAACCAGCAGTGTTATGTGTTGGTGCAGATGCAATCCATTTACCATGTTTTAACATCCATTGTTTTTTAGATTCATCAATTAGTGAGCCACAATTTTCACAAGCATATCTTGCTGTCTCTGGTTTATCTTCTTCCCAGATAACATTTTGCCAAACCAATTTTTGTTTGTGGTCACATTCAGGACAAGGCACATAATAATATCTTTGGTCAGATTCTAAGAAAGCTGCTTCTATTCTTGATAAGCCTTTTACAGTTGGTGTAGAACACATATATATCTTTCTGTTAAAAAATGTTTTGGTTCTTGCTATTGCTAATTCTGTTGGGTCACCTTCTGTACCAGCAGAAGCATCATATCTATCTACTTCGTCTAATAATAAAACTCTAATAGGTCTTGATGCTAAACCTGATGCAGAATTAGAACCAACTATAGTTAAATGACCTGATGGAAACTTTTTATGCAAAACTGTATTGCCTGAATCTCTGGTTCTTGCTTCTTTAAAACATTCTCTTATCTTTTCTGTATCACGAATCATTGCAGATAATCTATCTTTACTAAATGCTTGACCCATTTGCAAAGTAGGTTGGACTATCATCATTGGTGATGGGTCTTGGTCTACATAGTAGGCAATTGTATTTAAAATTATTTCTGTTTTGCCAACTTGTGAAGATGACATAACTACAATTCTTTGAATATTAGGTTCGTTAAATACGTCCATAATCTCTTTTTGATAAGGACTTCTTGATGTATTCCATGCACCAGCTTCTGCGGATGACTCTGGTGATAACTTTCTATACTTGTCTGCCCATTCAGATATCTTCAGATTGGATGGACTCTTCCACATCTGATTTACTTTCTGTAATAGATTTTCTATATTTTGCTGGTATACCTTCATTAACTAATTCATCTAAGGCTTCATAAACCTTTTCTTTAATAATTATTTCAGCTTCTGCATATTTGTCTACTGTAATTACTTGATGAGCAATCCTTGA